CTTGGAGCGAGATGAGAGTGACGGCAAAAAGTCGTTGCACTTAAACGGGATTTGCATTCAAGGAGATATCCGCAATGCAAATCAACGTGTTTATTCTTCTCAAGAAATTGGCAGGGCTGTCAAGACTCTCAACGAACAGATCGCTGGCGGATATTCAGTGCTAGGCGAAGTTGATCACCCGCAGGATTTAAGAATCAATCTAGATCGTGTTAGTCATATGATTACCAAGATGTGGATGGATGGTCCTAACGGCTACGGAAAACTTAAAATCCTCCCAACTCCAATGGGTCAATTAGTACAGACAATGTTGGAGTCAGGAGTTAAACTTGGCGTTTCCTCTCGTGGATCAGGTGAAGTTGATAACGAAGGAAAAGTTAACGGGTTTGAAATTATTACAGTTGACGTTGTTGCTCAACCTAGCGCACCAGGCGCTTATCCAACACCAGTTTATGAACACCTAATGAATAACACAGGTGGCTATCAGGCTTATAGAATTGCACAAGAAGTTAAAGGCGACCCACAGGCACAAAAATACTTAGCAGAGGGTCTTAAGCGAATAATCGCTGGACTCAAATAACAGTAGGAGAATCACAATGCTAGACATCGTAAAACAATTGTTCGAAAACAATGTGATTTCCGAAGAAATCAAATCGGAAATTGAAACTGCTTGGGAAAGCAGAATTCAAGAAAACCGTGAGCAAGTCACTGCTACACTACGTGAAGAATTTGCACAAAAATACGAACACGATAAATCAGCAATGGTAGAAGCTGTTGAAGCTATGCTAACTGATCGTTTACAAGCAGAATTAGGCGAACTTGCAGAAGATCGCCAAGGTCTAATTGAAGCTCGTGCTCGTTATGTTCAAAAGATGAAAGACGATTCCGCAGCAATGGAATCATTTGTTCTTTCAAATCTTAAGAAAGAACTTGCAGAACTACACGAAGATCGTAAGCAAGTTGCCAACAATGTTGCTAAACTAGAATCTTTTATTGTGGATGCTCTAGCGAAAGAAATCGCAGAATTCCACACAGATAAGAAAGACCTAGCTGAAACTAAAGTACGTTTAGTACGTGAGTCTAAGGCTAAGTTCGAATCTCTCAAGAAAGAATTTATTAGCAAAGCTTCTACAATGGTTGCAGAAACAGTTCAGGGCGGTCTACGCACTGAAATGTCTCAACTACGTGAAGACATTGATGCAGCTCGTAGAAATGACTTTGGTCGCAGAATTTTTGAATCTTTCGCAAGCGAGTATGCTGCATCTCACCTAAATGAGAAATCTGAAACAGCAAAACTTCTAAAGGTAGTTGCTACCAAAGAAGCAGAGCTAGAAGAAGCAGCAAAAGTTGTTGCAGAAGCACAATCACTAGTAGAAAGCAAAGAACGTGAACTACGTATTATCAAAGAAAACAACCAACGCAAGGAAGTTATGAGCGAATTGCTAGGCCCGTTGACTGGAGATAAGCGTGAAGTAATGAGCAGTCTATTAGAATCAGTTCAAACTGAAAAGCTACGTACAGCTTTCGACAAGTATATGCCAGCAGTAATGAATGGCGGTACACCGGCGAAGAAAGTACTCTCAGAGGCTAAAGAAATTACAGGCGATAAACAGGCACCACAATCTAGCGGTAAAGAAGAAAAAACCGCAGAAATTTTTGACATCCGCAGGCTTGCGGGACTTAAAGTTTAAGGAGAACAAATATGTCACAACTACTCGAGTCACGCTGGTCGGAAACTAAAGAGGCTCTATTAGAAGGCCTACAAGGTAACAAGCGTACAGTTATGGCAACTACTCTAGAGAATACCCGCAAGTATTTGGCAGAGAGTGCTACAGCTGGTGCTACTTCCGCCGGTAACGTTGCAACCCTAAATCGTGTGATCCTACCTGTGATCAGACGTGTAATGCCAACAGTCATTGCTAATGAACTAGTTGGTGTACAACCAATGACAGGCCCAGTTGGTCAGATCCATACTCTACGTGTTCGCTACAGCGACACATTCAGTGGTTCTGCTGGTGGTAACACTACAGCTGGCGATGAGGCACTAAGCCCATTCAAGATTGCTGAAGGCTATTCTGGTGTATCTGGTTCTGATAAGGCAGCTTCTACAGCAGCTTTAGAAGGCGTAGCAGGTAACAGACTAAGCATTCAAATCTTGAAACAAACAGTCGAAGCTAAGACACGTAAGTTGTCTGCTCGCTGGACATTTGAAGCTGCTCAAGATGCACAAGCCCAACAAGGTATTGACATCGAAGCAGAAATCATGGCTGCTCTTGCACAAGAGATCACAGCTGAGATTGATCAAGAAGTTCTACGTAGCTTGAAGACACTAGCTGGTACAGCCGTATTAACATACGACCAAGCAGCAGTTTCTGGTACAGCTACATTCGTTGGTGACGAACACGCTGCTCTAGCTGTTCAAATCAACCGTGCTTCTAACTTGATCGCACAACGTACACGTCGTGGCGCAGGTAACTGGGCTGTTGTATCACCAACTGTATTAACACTATTACAGTCTGCTACAACTTCTGCTTTTGCTCGCACTACAGAAGGCACTTTCGAAGCTCCAACAAACACCAAGTTCGTTGGTACATTGAACAGCGCAATGAAAGTGTATGTAAACACATACGCAGAAGACGACAAAGTATTGATTGGTTACAAAGGTACTTCCGAGTCTGACGCAGCAGCATTCTACTGCCCATACATTCCATTGATGAGCAGCGGTGTTGTATTAGATCCATCTACATTTGAACCAGTAGTTTCTTTCATGACCAGATACGGTTATGTTGAGTTAACAAACACAGCATCATCTCTAGGTAATGCTGCTGACTACTTGGCTCTTGTTGATGTTACATCTGCAAACCTACGTTTTGCTTAATCTTTAAAAAGATTATACAACGTATTCAAAAAGCCCCGAAAGGGGCTTTTTGTTTGGCTGGATAAATAAAGTATCTAAGTGATTTATGCGGCACCCACCGCGTAGGCCTAGAACGTCAACACAAGGAGAAAACAAATGGGACGTCCAGTAAAATCAGATAAGAATGGTGTTAAGGTATTTGGCACCTACACAGGCGATGCAGGTATTCGCTGCGAAGCATACATTGGTTCTAATCAAACTGATGTGTTTATTGTTAAGCAAAAAGGTTCTAAGAGATACCTAGTTCAAGATACTTCATCTAGCACACAAGCAATTTGCAAATTAGTCAGCGGAACACCTAGTGCTGCTGGAGAAATGCGCCTAACAGGTTATTTAGAAACAGGCGCTGATGCAAGTGCTGTTAGAATTGCTAAACTACAAAAGCGTACAGCTATTGACTTTAACGGTGTAAGATATACTTGGAGATTAGGCAACTATGCAGACTCTACAGGCGATCAAATTTTCTTAACACCAACTTAATTTAGGAATTAACAATGGGACAGTTTCTCCGTGTAAACGGTGATTATAACATTAAAACTGCCGACGGTGCCAAAATAAAGTTTGACACCGGTCCAGCCTCTGCTGGTGGTAGTGTAATAGTTACAGGGGACTTAGTTGTAGAAGGTCAAACAGTTTCTGTTGCTGCTACAAATTTAGATATCAATGACAATATTATAACACTAAATGCTGGAGAAACAGGATCAGGAGTAACTTTAGGTTATTCGGGAGTAAAAATTGATAGGGGTGATTTAACTCCTGCAATGTTGTTATTTGAGGAATCATCAAAGACTTGGTTGTTTGCAGCCAATGATTCTCCAGGCCCATTCAACTACAGTGAAGTTGGTATTAAAGTTAATACAATTTTAACAGATAATGAAACTGAAAATTTAAATTTTTCAGGTCAAGGTCGATACGGAGACTTAACATTGATTGGTTCTGGAACTGGAGTAATATCCGTTTTTGGAACAGATACATATGAGGAACACGTTATACACGACGATGATATTCCAAATAAGTTATATGTTGATAATGCAATTTTAAATAACCCAACCTTCCAGATTGTTGCTCCTCAAAGTCAAGATACCAGTGTTATTATTTCTGACAAAGACATTACACCTAATATATCAACTCAGGCAGGTTCGTTAGAATATTTTACAAACACTACTGGATATTCGACGTTTGGAGAAAGTGCAGTTTCTATTGTTGTAGATTCTTATCTAGTAAGCCAGTTTTTTACTAATCGAGTTGAATTAGGAAATTTAGAATTAGGTAGTGGCCCTTCTCGAACAGAAATTACTTCCAAAGCAGGTATTACCAACGAGAATATATATGTTAGAACACAAGGAACTGGTAAATTACAAACTAACTACGCTGTTCAATTAGATAAAATTGCTGTAACACCTGCGTATGTTTCAGACAGCAATTTAATTTACGCTGCTAGTCCGGGCGTAGGTTCTTCTGGAATTTGGTTTGTCAACGACAGTACACAAACTTCGAAAAGAAATGGCGAGTTAATAAGTAAAAATAAAGCACTTGTGTTCAGTATGTTATTTTAAGAGAAAAATATGATTAGAAATTACGAAACTCCGGAAGGCACAATAGCATTAATTGATTCTATTAGTGTAACTTCTCCCGTAAAAGTCTTTACTAGTTCAACAACTGGTGCAGCAATTGGTGTCGGCGGAGCTACTGGAAGAATTAATGCAATTACTACTATTGCATTTTGTAACACAGCAGCACCTAGCGCAGCCGACGAAACTACAAATGCAGTTAATGTAAATGTTTATTTGGTTCGAAATGGTAAATCTGCAACTAACGGAAATTTAATTGTAAACAACCTAACCGTTCCAGCAGGCGAAACTGTATTTTTTAGTGAAGAAAGAGTTGTATTAGAAAGTGGCGACGAAATTTGGGTAGGTACTAGTTCTGCAAGCAAATTGTCTGTAACAGTGAGCGCATTAGAAGTATGAAATTCTTAAAGACTAAAAACATTTCTAAGTTTAGTATCAACGATAGAACATTAATAGCCTATCCAGATGCTAACGGTCCTGGCGGCCGCGTAGTAATGAATAGCCACGGTGGCCTAATGTTACCTAAGGGCACACAATCTCAGCGTCCTCAGCTAACAGGAGTTCGTCAGCCTACAGATGCTAACGGTACAATTAGATATAACACAACAACAAATTCAATAGAAGGCTACGTAGGCAATGCCTGGGAAGTTATTAGAGCTCCGGGCGCATCTTCAATTTATAAACAAACTTTAGGCCCAGGTGACGATATACAGACAGACTTTGGCCCATTATATGCTGTTCCTAGTTCAGCAGATAATATTATTGTATTGGTAGAAAATGTATTTCAAATTTCTACAACTAACTTTACATTAAATTCAAACTACGGTGGTAGCGGAAACGCATATCTTATTTTTACAAGCCCAGTTCCTACAGGAAAATACGTAACAGTATACTTTGGATTCGCTAACTAAAACCAAAAACGGGTAAATATACATATCGATTTGGAGATATGTAATGGCCCTGGTTGTTGCTGATAAGGTTAAAGTTAGAACATATAGTACCGGCACAGGTACAATAACATTAGAAACTGTAATTCCCGGTTTTCAATCGTTTTCGGCAGTTGGTTCTGGAAATGAATGTTATTACGGAATTGAAGATGCTGCCGGCAATTGGGAAGTAGGAAGAGGCACATATACTAATTCTAGCGGAACAGAATCTTTATCAAGAGACGTTATATACAGTTCTTCAAACGGCAATTTCCCAGTTAATTTTCTAGAAGGCGGCAAAACAGTATTTTGTACTATTCCTTCTAACCTATTAAACAATATAGTTTCTGGAGCAGTATCAGATTCATTTAAAACTATTGTTGTTGCAGGACAATCAAACGTTATTGCAGATAGCTCGAGTGATACGCTGACATTAGTAGAAGGTCCTGGAATAACAATTACAACTGATTCATCAACGGATACTATTACTTTTGCAGCTTCGGGTGCAATTCCTGCTGCAATTTCTCAAGATGGATATGAAGTTAGTATTGATACATTAGGTAATGTAAATTATCCTGGAGATGTTAAACAGAGTCACCAGGATTCAACATCTTGTCTAGCAGGTGTTGATACAGTTATCTACACTTCAACAGGTCAATATCAACACGCTATTAAATTATTTGTTATGGTAGAAGGCTATGAAGATGGTGGACTTAGTTGGCAAACACAGGCCTGCGATATCATTGCTATAAGAGGATATGTAAATGACGTTGTTTACGTTACTGCATACGGTGTTACATATTCAAGTGCCACTCCTCTTGCTACTTTTGACGGACAGTGGAATTCTACAACAAACAGAATAGAAATTACTTGTCGACCAACAAGTTTAACTAATAGCGTAGTAACAAGTGTACACGCTATTGAAATGGCTAGTAACGATTAAGGACTAAATTATGGGTATATTGGGCGATGATGACGGTCTATTAGGTTCAAACACCTACGGTAGTGAACCTAATTATTCGTCTCAGCTTGGCCGAATTAGTGGAAAATTATTAACCGCTAACCTACAAAGAAACGGCATTGACATCGCTGTTGAAACTGATTTATTATACCTTGACGTTACAAATAAACGAGTTAGTATAAAAAAATCTCCGCCTGCCTACGACTTAGATGTAGACGGAGATATTCATAGCCATAATTTAACTGTTGATACACAGTTAATTGCTGGAAATCTTAAAATTAATAACGGAAATACATTTACAACTTCAGTTGGCGGCATACAGGTTATGATAGCCGGAAGTGATATTTTTCACGATAGATTAACTACCAGCAGTTTAATATTCAACGATAATCAAATTAGCAGTATTAGCAATTCAAATATTGTATTTGATCCTAACGGAACAGGCAAAGTTAATTTTATTGCAGACACAAACATTACAGGAAATTTAACTGTAACAGGGAACATAACGTTACAGGGAGATTTAACAGGAATTGGTACTCTAACTATCGGTGACCAAACTACTGATACTGCTAGTATTAATACCGATTTTACTCAAACAATTGTCTTAGGTAACAATGAAGTTTATGATCTAGGGAAACCTACAAAGCGTTGGGATAAAGTTTATCAATCTGATTGGACTTCGATAGGAAATTCAGGATTAGGTATCCATACGTCTTATGCTTATATCAGTGATCAAGTAGAAATTAACGGTGTTACAACTACAATTACAACAACACAGTCCAATGAAGATTTAATAATAACCGCCGATTCAGCAGACACATACTTAGAAAAAATTGCATTTAACGAAAATGCTATAATAAATCCAGAAAACAATCCTTTATTATTACAGTCTACAGGAATAGGATACATTCAGTTTACCGGTACAAACGGTATGGTTGTTCCTAACGGATCCGATAGCGAACGTCCTTTAAGTCCAGAAGTAGGTGAAACTAGATACAACACAGAAAGAGGGTACCTGGAATGTTTTGATGGTACTGTATGGTCAGTGGCAACAGGTGGTGGTATCGAAGTTACACAAGAACTTATGTACGATATTGGAAACATTTGGACCCTAGTCCTCGGCTAATTCTCCATTTGGTATAAATACTACTAATTGCAAAGGTAGACCAAAACTTTTGCAAGATCCGACTGTGGTAAACCAGCAAAGAGCCATAAGGCTGCGGACGTTAGTCCAAATTAGGTTAACCGTGAAACACGGGGTCTGTTAAGGAGAGCTAATGGCTATTGGTCGTATTTCCGGTCAGCTCTTAAAGTCAAATCTCATCAGAGATGGTGTGGATTTAGCTTTTGAGACTGATCTTCTCTATTTGGATGTTGTTAACTCTCGTATCGGGATACGTACAGCAGCCCCCACTACAGACCTAGATGTCAACGGTAATATACACGGTATAAATCATACTGTTGACACACAAATTAATGTCGGTAATTTACACTTTACTGGCAATACAATTACCAGCGATACCAGCACAATAGTATTTCAAGCCGCTGCCGGCGAAGCAACTGTTTATCACAGCAGACTTCAAATTGATGATCTTCAATTACAAGGAAATACTATTTCTACTACTGTTTCTAACAGTTCAATTGATCTAGCACCAAACGGTACCGGCACAGTTAATATTTCAGCAAGTACAAATATTACAGGAAATCTTGATGTTTCTGGAAATATTAATACTTCTGGAAATGTAGTGATCGGCGGCAACATTCAAATTGGTGACGCACTAACCGATAACATTGTTTTTAATGCCAGCGTTACTAGTGATATTATTCCTCAAACTGATGCTACATATGATATTGGTTCTAGTTCAGTAAGATGGAGAGCTGTTTACACTAAAGATTTATATACTACTTCAATGAACCTTCCTTATTTTGAAGTAGGAAGTGTTATTTTTCAAGATAACATAATTACTACCACAACTGGTACAGATTTGCGATTAGAAGGAAATGCTGCGGGAGGTATACGAACTGGTAATATTAAAATTATTGATAGTTCTATTACTAACGTAGTATCCGGTGCTGTTACAACAATTACCCATACAGGTAATGGTTATCTTAAAATTGTTGGTACCAATGGGTTTGTTCCGCCAAGAGGAAATGATGCGCAGCGTCCAACATCTTATGCGGTTGTCGGAATGACACGATATAATACTAATTCAAAGGCTTTGGAAATTTGGGACGGAGTTTCTTGGGCTAGTCCTGCAGGTGCATCTGGAGCTGTGTCAGAAACACAGGCTAATGATATTTCTGTTGCATTTGCATTAACTCTAGGATAAAAAATGCCAACACTATTTAAAAATGTTACACACAATTCGTTAGGGACCGAACCAAACGATGTTTTAACTATTGACGCAGGTATTCGAGCAACTGTAATCGGCTGCAATATTGCAAATATTACTGATTATGATACAGTTAATGTTGATGTGTTTGTAACAGGTTCAGACAGCGTACCAGCTTATTACATAAAAGGTTTAACTATACCGCCAAATACTTCTGCAAAAATAATAACCAACGGTGAAAAATTAATATTGCCGGAATTTTGCGGATTACGAATTACCAGCAGTCAGGCTGATAGTATTTCAGTGGTTGTAAGTTACGTGGAGATATCATAATGTCTAATTCAAATTATTATTTAGGTACAGACCCGTTAACAAGATTAGGCGATACTCCTAGATTTTTTTACGGTATTAGAAAAAACGAAAACGGTAGTTTATTTTTACAACGAAATGATCAAATGAGATCTAACGATTCAATTGAAATTAACAGAGTCGGCGACGAAACAGAAAATTTTAATGGTTTTGAAATTGGAGTGGACTTTTACGAAGGCATTGATGTAAACCACAATGTTGAGTATCAAAATTTAAAATATCAACAATATCGTTGGGACGATAGAGCAATATTTTATTATATTGATGATGAGGGGCAATTAGTTGCTAGAATAAACAATGGTTATACATATGACGAAGGTTCATCAGAGGAATAATTAAATGGCAGATTTTAAAATAAGCAGATTTAAATATACCTGGAGAGGTGTATGGAGTGCTCACAGCAAATATAACCCAGATGATGTTGTAAGTTTTGGCGGCAAAGTTTATAACTGTATTGAATCTCATGCATCAAACGCAGATTTTTATTACGATTTAAATTATTATAACAGCGATATACCTCCTGTTTTATCTCCAAAGTGGGAATTAGTAGCAGACGGCACAAGTTGGCTAGGAGCGTGGACTAATGATGTATATTATAAAGTTGGTGATATTGTTTCCGTTGGCGGCGTAACCTACGTTTGTACAGAAGCCCATACCTCAAAATTTCCAGAACTTGAAACTGCAAATTTAGAATCTGGTTTTGAAATTGATTCTGGAAAATGGACAACATACATTTCGTCTACGAACTGGAGAACTAATTGGTCTATTGGTACATATTATAGAATAAATGATATTGTAATATATGGGGCAAAAGTTTATAGATGTGTACTGTCTCATACTTCAGCAGGAACAATAGTTGAAGGATTAGAAGCAAGTCAATCATCTTGGGAAGAGGTAGTTATTTCTCAGTCATGGAGAGATAGTTGGTCAACAAATACCAGATATAGATTTGGGGATATTTTAAAGTACGGCGGAAATGTTTACATTTGTCAAATTCCTCACGTTTCTGCAGAAACTGACACATTAGGATTACCTAAAGATCAAGGAAAGTGGACTTTATTACATCAGTCAACAGAGTACAAAGGTGATTGGCAATCTTCTACAATTTATAAAGTTAATGATGTTGTAAAATACGGTGCATATCTTTATATTGCAAACACATTCCACACATCGGAATCTGTGTTTGGGTCAGAACAGTTTGACATATACTGTCCAGGTAACGAGTATGACCTTCAGTGGGATGAAACTACATTATATCAAATAGGTGATATTGTAAGTTATGGTGGTCATTTATATAAATCTCTAAGAATTCACACCAATCAAGAACCTCCGTTCTCACCATTTAACTGGGAATTATTATATACTGGTTTAAAAATGAGAGGCGATTGGAACCAGGCAACTCAATATCTATTAGGAGATGTTGTTAGACGTGGAGGAAATGTTTATTCTTGTTTGTTAGATAATACAAATCAAGACCCAGACTTTTTAGACGACAACAGCACAACTAATTCTGTATACTGGGATTTATTAACCACAGGAATAAAGTGGAGAGGAGTATGGGCTCCTGATACCACTTATATTGCTGGAGATACTGTTGTATGGGTATCCAGTACATATACCTGTTTAGATAAACACATTTCTGATAATGGGAATAGACCCGATGATGATGGCTTAGTTGATAGTTCTTTGCTAGGAAGATATTGGAAAAAAGTTACCGACGGTAATAGAATTAATAGATTAAAAAATGTAGGCGATGTTCGAACATTTGGCGACACTGGTGATGGAAGTACAATTGGTTATAAAGCATTACCAGTAGACCAAGAAGGTCAAGCACTTACAGCATATAACAGCGAAGTAGCTTGGAAATATCTATTAAATTCAGAGAATGTATTCTTTGTTTCACCAGAAGGGATAGACGGCCCTAACAGAGGAACAAGTCCTCAAAGCGCATGGAGATCCATCAGATACGCTACAGAAAATGTTCCTATTCATTCTACAATTTTTATTAGAACAGGCGACTATCCAGAAATATTACCAATTAGAGTACAGCCTTATGTAGCACTAGTTGGTGATGACATTAGATCTGTGACAGTATTTCCAGCAGACACACCGTTTAGTTCAGATTATATTAGTTTAATCTTGTCAGCATTAGATTATCTACAACCTTTAATTTCTAGAATTGTATTAGGTGTAGCAGTAGGTGAAACTATTGTTGATCAACCCGATGTTCTTTTATACAATACAGATATATTTCAAGATTTTACAGCATCAGCAGCAGAAAATTTACAGATTGTTTCTTTAACAACATTGATTGAAATGTTGAAAAATAGAATTGAAACGCAGTATAATGTATCGATAAGCAGTACAAATACACCATCTGCTGCGGCAGGAAATATAAACGCAAATGCGCAGATTGAAAACAATTATGAATTTATAAAAGCCCAGGTTGCAGGATATGTTCAAGAAACTAATCCACTATTAATGCCATTGCCTGATAGATGGGATTTTGACATTGAAAGAATTATTGATGCTCTTGCATACGACATTTTGTATGTTGGAAATTATAAAACAGTAGAAGCTTCAACATTCTTTATTAACGGTTCAGATTTTACAGCCAATAAAGCCAGCAATATGTTCTATTGCAGAGACGCTGCCGGTATTAGAAATATGACCATGAGAGGATTAGAGGGAACTCTAAGTGCTCCTAACGTATACGGAACCAGCAGACCAACTGCTGGTGCATTTGTTAGTTTAGATCCTGGATACGGTCCTTCAGACGAATCGGCCTGGGTAGGAACAAGATCTCCGTATATTCAAAACTGCACAACCTTTGGTACTGGCTGTATTGGATTTAAGATTGACGGAAACCTACACTCTGGCGGAAATCAAACTATGGTTTCCAACGACTTTACACAGGTTATCAGCGATGGTATCGGTGTATGGGCCAACGGCACAGGAAGAACTGAATGTATTTCAGTGTTTACATATTATAATTATATTGGTTACCTAGCAACCAACGGTGGAAAAATTCGAGCTGCTAACGGCAACTGTTCATACGGAGTATTAGGTGCAGTTTCAGAAGGATATAATATTGCTGAAACACCTATTACAGCAACAGTTAACAATAGATACTATGATGCAGACGTTTATCAAACATTAATCAACGACGAAGGTGGTCTTCAAAAAATGTTCTTTAGTAATGCAGGTGTAGAATACACGGCCGGAACATTTACAATTACTGGATCAGGTATTAATGCTTCTGTAGAAGTTGATGAATTTAGAAACGGCGGTGTACAAGAAATTCGAATCGCTAATCCAGGAGACTCGTCTGCTGAAGGCGGCCTTGGATATAAATTTATTACTAATTCTTCACAAGGCGGAAATACTGTGTCAATACAGTTAGCTGGTTCAGACATTGAAACTGCTGAAGCCTACAGAGGACTAAGATTAGTTATCGGAAGAGGAACAGGCACAGGACAGTATGGATATATTGCTGACTTTGACGAAACTGGAAAATATGCTTACATTGCTAAAGAATCAACAAGTTCTATTGCAGTAACTGGAACATCATCCTCTGGAATGAGAGTTACTGTAGGATCTACTTCAGCATTATCTGTTAATGATCCTATAATGTTTACTGGAACTACATACGGAAATATTGAATCATTGACTGTTTATTATGTAAAAACTATTGTTAGCAGTACATCGATTACAATAAGTGACACAGCAGGTCCGGGAGCAACATTTAATTTAGTAAATGGTGTAGGCACAATGACCTTACATCAATTAGGATGGGAACATTTAGATGAAGGTCGAGCCATCGAACCTACACTAGATAAGTCAACAAATTATTTTATAGAACCAAGAGTAACTTTGAGTAGTCCTGGTTTTAGTAGTTCTGCTAAAACTTTACCAGCCAATAGACAATGGTCTAGCATTGCAGCCAGCGATGAAATTGCTGTGACTGTAGCGTTGGATACAAATTCTGTAGCATATACCACAGATAATGGTGTGACCTGGGATACTACAACATTACCTTCCTCAGCATTGTGGACTCGAGTTCGTTATGTAAATGGTATTTTTATGGCATTTGCTTCAAACGGCAGCGCAGCTTCGTCAACTGATGGAATTAATTGGTCATCAATGACTATGCCTTCGACTGCTGAATGGCGTGATGTTACCTACGGTAACGGAAAATGGGTAGCTGTAGCAAGCGGTGGCACTAAGGCTGCTTATAGTACAAACGGATCGGTTTGGATAGCATCTACTCTTCCTGAAGGCGCTGACTGGAATTCTGTAGCCTATGGTAAGGGCAAGTATGTGACTACAGCATTAAGTGATTCTACTTCAGCAGCAGTAGCATACAGTTCTGATGCAATTACCTGGACCTTAGGTTCAATCACTCAGGGAAGTTATTCTTTAGCCTACGGTAACGGAAGATTTGTTGCATTGTCTGGAGGATATGCCGGTGCAACTGAAGTTTCTATAAGTTGGGATGGTATTACCTGGACAGAAAAAACTATTCAAGCACAAGATTGGAGAGAAATTACATATGCTCAGGGCATATTCTTTGCAGTCGCTAACGGAACTACAGTATGTGCAACGTCTAGAGACGGTGTATTGTGGAATTACCAATCATTAGGAACTTCATCTCCGTGGTGTTCTGTAACCTATAGCGCAAATACAAAACCAGGAAAGTGGTTAGTATTAGCAGGACTTACAGCAAACTCTACAATTGTTAGATCTGTACAGACAGGAGCCACAGCTAGAGCACGAGCATATGTGGTAGCCGGAAGAATGACTGCATTAACAATTTGGGAACCAGGTAGTGGTTATACTTCTGCTCCGGTTATGACTATTGTTGATCCAAATGCAGACACAGATGTATTTGTACAGGTAAGAACAGGCAACGGAGTTTTAGGAAACCCAACCATTCTAAATGCAGGTGAAGGATACGAAACAACCAGTACACGAGTATCAGTCTCTGGCGACGGATACAAAGATGAATATCAAATAGGCGGATATCTAGTTGTACAGGGATTAGATAGAATTCCAAGCCCGGGCGATAACGTTAATATTTCAGGTATTAACGACTACACATATAAACTGTTGAGAGCTGTTGTGTTAGGAGGATCTACCGGAAATTATACAGCACAATTAGAAATTGCTAAAGATTTAGGTAGAGAAGAAAGTCCTGAACACGGTACCGGTGTAACAATTAGACAATTGTATTCACAATGCCGCATAACAGGTCACGATTTCTTAGAAATTGGTCTAGGAAACTACTATCAAACAAATTATCCAGATACACTAAATCCAAACGGGTCAGTAATATCTCCTGAAAACCAGGTATATGAAGCCAACGGAGGTCGTGTATTCTATACATCAACTGACGAAGAAGGTAATTTCCGTTGCGGAGAATTATTTGCTGTTGAACAATCTACAGGTACTGTAACATTAAACGCACAATTCTTCCAGTTAGAAGGTCTAGAAGAAATTAGAATAGGTGGAGTTTCTGTAGGCGGTTCTGGAACAGTTATTAGAGAATTCTCAACAGACAGAACTTTTATCGCTGACAGTAATAACATTGTTCCTACACAGAGAGCAATTAAAGCATACTTGACTGCAAGAGTTTCAGGAGGTGGTTCAGATGCTACCACTGGATCGTTGACTGCAGGTGTTGTAACTATTGGTCCAGACCTAATATCTACAACCAGCGGAGATGAGTTAATATTTGGTAGCCAGGTAAACTTTACCGGAGGAGTAGACGGTACGTTACTTGCATTGAATTATTTTACAAAATCGTGAGATAATTTTTTTAGATAAATATGATTAAGAATAATATGGAGCTATAAATGGCTGAATTTAAACTAGGTAGAATTAAATTTGTATGGAAAGACAACTGGGCAACCGGTACTTCGTACTACAAAGATGATATCGTGGCTTACGGTGGTAAGACCTACGTGTGCGTTATTGGTCACACCGCAGATGCAGATTTTTATACAGATTTAGAAAATATTCCAGCACGTTGGAACCAATTTAGCGATGGACAATCTTGGAAAGGTGATTGGACAGCAACTACACTTTATAAACAAAACGATATTGTAAAATACGGCGGATATGTTTATATTTGTAACAACGGCCATACTTCAAGCTCTGTATTAGAAACTAACCAAAGTGATTGGGATTTATTTGCGGAAAGTTTTGATTGGACAGGATCTTGGGATACAAATACTGTTTATAAAGTTAATGACCTAGTAAAATACGGCGGATATGTTTACCTATGTAATACAGCACATACATCGGCTTCAACAACCACTGACGGGTTAGAAGTTGACTTAGGAAAATGGGATGTCTTTACCAAAGGCAACGACTGGAAGGGCGATTGGAGCACCAACGAAAAATATAAAATTGGTGACATTGTCAAATATGGCGGAACAACATACGTTTGTAATGAAGGCCACACATCAGCTGCTACAGTTTCATTAGGACTAGAAAACGATCAAGGCAAGTGGGACTATTTTAACAGAGGCATCGAATATAAAGGTGATTGGTTATCTGCTGTTCGATACAAAGTCAACGATGTAGTTAAATCTAGCGGCGGATTATGGATCTGTGTTACAGACCACACATCAGCAAACTTTGTAACAGATAACTCAAACTGGAATCAATTTGTCGAAGGTGTTTCCTTCAAAGGTGAATGGGCATCGACAACTGAGTATCAACCAGGCGACATAGTAAAATACGGTGGAAACACTTACATTGTTAAGAATTCTTTAGTAGCATCAGACACACCATCTAATGATTCAACAAATTACGATTTATTCACAACCGGATTTACGTTAATTGGTGACTGGGATGCTGGTACTGCATATCGCGTAGGACAAATTGTTAGACTAGGCGGCTACACCTATGTTGCTACAGCAGATGGTACAAATCATAAACCACCAAACGGATCATATTGGTCAAAATTAAATGAAGGTATTAATTGGTCTGGAAACTGGCTAAATGGCTCTGTATACGTACTTGGTGACGCTGTTAAGTACGGACCAAACAGCTATATTTGCGTTCAAGCGCACACCGCTACTACAGGATCTGATCGACCAGATAATGATATCACCGGCACATATTGGAATCTATTAACAGCTGGTAATGAAGAAAGTGTTTTAACATCAATCGGTGATTTAGTTTACTACTCCGGCGCTGGACCAACACGTTTGCCAGTCGGTGATGAAGGACAAGTATTAACAGTTAATTCAGGACTTCCAACTTGGAAATATTTTGGCCAAGTTAAAAATGTATTCTATGTTGCACCAGGCGGTACAAATTCTCCTGCGCCAACATACGGAACAACTTTAGATAAACCTTGGGCTAGCGTTCGCTATGCTCTTGAACAAGTAGAAGCAGGAACAGAGTATCCTAACGCAGCATATCTATTAAAAATGAATAGAACATTCATTCAACGTGAAATTGCTGAATGGGTGAAATATCAGATTGCACATCCAACAGGTATTTGGGTTGGATTTACCAACGATAACGATGCACTATGTGAACGTGATATGGGATTAATTGTAGACGCAATTATCTATGACCTAACACATACTGGTAACGTAAAAACTCGCGAAGCAACTGAATCTTACTTCAACGCAGCAGGAACAGCATTGATCACTGCAATTCAAGACGAAGACGATCAATTAGTTGCTGCAATCAACTACGGTGTTACTGTATTACAAAGCGTTTTAGCAAATACAGCACCAGCGGCAAACTACCAAACATTAAACGGTGTTTCTTCTAAGACAAAACAGATCATCGATACTAGCTACACAGCAGAAACTGATGCAGAAGATGTTTGTGTAAGCCTAGCAGCAATTATTACAGATGCAGTTACCGCAGGTACAACTGCCGGAATGCCGTTAGAGGACCTTCCAAATTATACAGTTAACGTAAAAACTGGTGAGTACTATGAAGTTCTTCCAATGCACGTACCGGCAAATACAGCCATTGTTGGTGACGAACTACGTTCTGCAAGAATTAGTCCTCGTGGAAAGATTATTCCTACAAACGACAAAGCAAAAACAATTGCAACATTAACACGTCTACAAGCTATTACAGACGAAATTATTACTAACGTTTCTGTTACTCCAACAACTGGAAATACTGAAACTCAAATTACTACCGCACAACTTGCAGGTAGCACAGGTAGCACTACAGCAGTTAGTTCAGTAATTGCAAACGCTGCTGAAATTAAAGACATTGTTGCTAACGGATTAGGATCTGCCAATGCCTATGTATATCCAGATCCAACAGGTTATGACACAGGCTACTTTAATGCAAGAAGATTAATTCTTGCAAACAAGGCATTCTTAGTATCTGAAGTTAGTGCATGGATTAACGCACAAATTTCTGGAAACATTAGCCCGTTTGTTGGATTCGTATATGGCGGAACTGGACAAACAAAATGCGAGCGTGACGTTGGTTATATTGTTGATGCATTGGTCTACGACTTAACCTACGGCGGAAACCTTGCAACTCAAATTGCAGCACGTTCTTACTACAGTAATGGCGTGTTTGTTGAAACTGGAGAGAAATCTCAAGCCCTAGCTGTTCAACTACGCATCAAAGATATTATTGACAATATTGCACAAGGTAATACCGCAGGATGGACAAAGACTACTGGTTTAACACAAGATGTTAGCGGTACACCAGGATCTTTAGCTGCTGCACAATTTGCACAGGCTCGCATCCAAGAAATGTACGACACTATCAATACTGGTACTGAGCCTACAACAATCGCTCCAAGCACCGCCTGGGTAGCAACAGCATTAGTAACTGCAAAAACAGTCTTAGATGCCGCAAAGTCAAGCATTCAAGCAGATGCAGTTCAATATATCAAGAGAGAATATCCAACTCTAAACTTTAACACAACAACTTGTTCTCGTGACGTTGGTTATATGATTGATGCTCTTGGCTATGATTTGATGTTTGGTTCGAACTTCTTATCTATTCAGAACGGCATGGCCTACTATAGAGGTCTAGAAAGCACAGGTATTGTTCTAACATCTCAGAAAACAGAAACTCTAGCAATTATTGATTTTATTTCTAAGAAAGCATCATTTGCAGCAGCCAGCGGAGCTGTGGTTCAAGCCGATCTATTGTGGACAGATATTATCAATTATGCTAATACTGGAACATCACCAATTATTATTGGAACAAATCTTCCAAACACTGATGTTAATGTTATCAACGGCGGAAAAATTCTCGAACTTAACAAAGAATTCATGGTTGCAGAAGCTACCGCATACATTGCTAATACATTCAAGGCAACTGTAACAGCATCTACCGGAGGAACTGATACATTTACGTGCAGTTCTCAAACTTGGATGGTTGCAGGTGATGCTGTAGTATTCACAGGTACAACATTTGGTGGAGTTACAACTTCGACAACTTACTATGTATTAGCTAGCGGATTAACAGCTACAACATTTAAAGTATCTACTTCATTAGACAGTACTACTCCAGTTGACTTATCAACAGCAACTGGCACAATGACTGTTAAGTATTCATACAATCAGGCATCTTGTGAGAATGATGTAAGAAACTACATCACAGCAATTTCTCAAGATTTGATGTACACAGGTAACTACAACTCTACAAGAGCAGCACGTTACTACAGAAGTGCATTAACAGGTTCTAGATTAGAATGGATGTTCTATGTAAGAAACGGTTGCGGAATCCGTAATCAAACATTATTTGGTTTAGACGGTAGTTCGGACGGTAATATTTCCGGTGCAGGAAGTTATCCAGACGGTCTATACGAAGCCAACGAATTTGGTACTCGCAGACCAGTAGCTGGTGCTTATGTTTCTCTAGATCCAGGTTGGGGTCCAAATGACGATCGTGTATGGGTAACCACAAGATCTACATATGTACAAAACGTAACAACTTTTGGTACAGGAGCAACAGGTCAAAAGATTGACGGATCACTACACGCTGGCGGAGTTGATTCTATCGTTTCCAACGACTTTACACAGGTTATCTCTGGAGGTATTGGTGCGTGGGTAACTAACCTAGGACGTGCAGAACTTGTTTCTGTGTTCACATACTACTCACACGTTGGATATCTAGCAGAAAACGGTGGTAAGATCCGTGCTACAAACGGTAACAACTCCTACGGAGACTTTGGTTCTGTGGCAGAAGGTGTTGACGTTACAGAAGTTCCAGTATTAGGACAAATTAACAACCGTGCATCTGAAGCCAACGTTAGAAGTGTATTAACTGACGGACAACAAATATTAGCATATGAGTTTGGCAATGCTGGTACAGACTATACTGAAGCAACATTTACAACATCTGGTGCTGGTTACGGTGTTACTACTGTAGCAAATGAATTTAGAGATGGCGCAGTATTCAATGTTCGTTTAACCGATCCGGGCGATAGTTCGGGCATTGGTGGCGTGGGTTATGTAACTGCCGCAAACCTAGCACAAGACGGAAACACAACTCAAATTACACTAGCTGCTGCTGATACTTCATCGAGTGCAGCATATGTAGGAATGAGAATTGATATTATTGCTGGTACAGGTGCTGGACAATACGGTTATATTAATACATATAGTGCAGGTTCTAAAATAGCAACAATCTATAAACCATCTACAGGAACAGCTGGTTGGGAGCATATTGTTGCCGGAACTCCAATTGAAGCAGCATTAGACGTTACAAGTTCTTATGTTATTACTCCAAGATTGACATTTACTGCTCCTCCATTTACAAAAACTGTAGCAGACATTACTACAAGCGCAGCCTGGGCAGATGTTGTCTACGGTGACGGATATGGCGCATATACTGGTTTATCTGCAACTGGCGGAACTGGAAGTTTAGCAACATTTGATGTTTCAAGAAGAAGAGGTGTTTATACAGTAGAATTGGTAGTACCAGGAGCATTGTATACTGCCGGAGATACTTTAACAATTTCCGGAGCCCTACTCGGCGGAACTTCTCCAGCAAACGATGTTACAATCACTGTTGAAACAGTAAACAGCCCAAGCGGCTCTATTTCGTATATCACATCCAGCGGTACTGCAATTAGCGACAAATATGTTGCAGTTGGTACTGGTGTTGCTGCTTACTCCTTAGACGGCGTAACTTGGACATCTGTAACAATGCCAACTGCGGCCAGCGGCGGCGGCGGTGAACCAAATAATCAATGGTCGTCAATTGCCTATGGAGCGATCAACGGTGTTAGTTTTTACGTAGCTGTTGCAAAAGCATCTGCTACCGGTGCATATTCTAGAGACGGTATTAACTGGACAGCATCAAGCCTAAGCGAAGTTGCTGATTGGTGCGATGTTGCCTACGGAAATGGTTCGTTTGTTGCAATTGCCGCAAGCGATTCATCATCCGCATTCCGTGCATTATCTACTAATGCAACCTCATGGAGCATTAACACCATAGCTAACGGTGCTGTTGCAATTGCCTATGGCGGATCACGATTTGTTGAAATTGAAGGTAATTTCTCAAATTCTGTTGCATATTCAGCATCAGGTGCCGCTTGGACAGTAACTACATTACCAAGCAACGACGATTCTACCGAATCTAATTGGGTTGACATTGCCTACGGTAACGGGCGTTTTGTTGCTATTTCAGATAGCTCTGCAATGGCAGCGTACAGCTTTAACGGAGCAACTTGGTACAAGAGTAACCTACCAGGATTGTACGAGTGGAGCAGCATCAACTACGGTCAAGGTGTATTCTACGTAACATCTAAAGGAGAATATTCAGCAACTTCTCCAGACGGTGTAACCTGGACACTAAGAGACGGCTCGACTGCTTCATTAAATGCAACTTCAACTGCTAAAAATAAAATTTCTACTGCATTTACAGAATCAACAGCATTGACTTCTGGAACTTGGACTGATGTAATTTATACAGGTTCTTCTTTCTATGCCGTAGGTTACAGCGGTTCAGCAGGTTTATATGCGTATAGTACAAACGGTACATCTTGGACAAACAGCACATTACCAACAGTTAACTCAACATATGAATATACAAGTATTGCATACAATGGTACGAATCAATATGTTGCTATTATTGGTGGTAACGGCGGTACAAGAAATATTGCTTACTCATCGAACGGTACTTCTTGGACCGGACAGCTTAATGCATTAAGTGGTAACGCATACTGGAAACAGGTAATTTGGGCAGGCGATAGATATATTGCTCTAAGAGGTGACGGAGCAGCGGTTAACTATTCAACAGATGGTACTACCTGGACTAACTCTGCTGTAACCAGCGGTTCGTCAGAAATGTCCAGTGTTGCCTATGGTAATATCGGTGGAACAAATTATATTGTAACAGTATCTGGTTATTCAACTGGTTCTCAAACATCGTCATATTCTACCAACGGTGGTGTATCTTGGACTTCAGGCAACACATTGCCAAGTTCATCATACTGGTCTTCAGTGACATTTGGTAATGGCAAGTTTGTTGCAGTTGCAGGTAGCAGCGGCACACCAACTACCAAGGCAGCATACAGTACTAACGGCACAACTTGGACCGCAGCTACAATGCCAGGTGCCGCCGCAAACTGGAACAAGGTTGTGTATGCAAGTACAGGATATGTGGCATTTGCCTACGGTAGCAGTAGAACTGCATACTCAGAAGATGGTATTACCTGGGTCGAAGGACCAGCACAGGCAACTAGCAGAAACTGGGGACCAGCAGCCTACGGCGGAACTACATTAGTTTCTGCTGCTACTGGTACTACATATGCATCTAAAGCTACATTTGTATTGAATACAAACTATGTAACAACATCTTCTACCACAAACTTACGTGCAGGAGATAAAGTTAAGTTTACAGGAACAACACTTGGCGGTTTGATATCTGGAAGCTACTATTATATTACCAGCGTTCCTAGCAGCACTGAATTCACTGTGTCAACAACACAAGGAGGTTCTAATGTTGTACTAACAACAGGATCTGGTACATCGGCATTCTTAGCAAGCAGAGACTTTGTAGCATCTGCACTCGGTAATTATAATGCAGATCCAAGATGGGTTGTTCTTGCAACAGGTACTGCTGGCGTACAAAATATTCGCCAAGGTGCAACAACAAGAGCTAGAGCATACGTTTCTCCAGATAATCAAATTACTGAAATTTGGATCACTGAGCCAGGTTCGGGTTATGTTACACCTCCAACAATGACTATCACTGATCCTAATAACACAGGCTCAGATGCAACTTCAACTGTTAGAGTTGGCAACGGTGCTATTGCACAACCAATGTTCACAAACAGAGGAACTGGATATACCGCAGCATCTGCAGACATATCTGGTAATGGTTATGCTGACAACTATCAGGTAAGTACATATGTGTCGTTTAAAAATTTAGACGGCGTTCCAAAAGCAGGTGCAAACGTACAGATTGCAGGCATCGACGATGTATGGTATAGATTAGTTAACGTTACTGGTTTAATTCCAAATGGTGACGGAACTTATAATGCTACTCTACAATTGAGTCCAGCACTAGGTGCTGCGGAAGCACCTGAGCACGAAGCAGCGGTCACAATTAGACGTAGATATTCACAGGTTCGTTTAACAGGTCACGATTTGTTAGATATCGGTACAGGTAATATTATTAGTTCTAACTATCCTGGTTTACCATTAGTTGATCCAGTTCCAGCGCAAGAATACAGATTATCAGAAGGTGGTCGTGTATTCTATACTTCAACTGACCAAGACGGTAATTTTAGAGTTGGTGGATTGTTCAACGTTGAACAGGCAACTGGTATTGCTACATTGAATGCTGATGCGTTTAACATTGCAGGATTGAACGAATTGAGCTTGGGTTCTGTAGCACTTGGTGGATCAGGTGCAACAATTACAGAATTCTCAACAGATCCGTTCTTTACAGCAGATTCTGACTCTGTAGTACCAACGCAACGTGCTATTAAAGCGTATATTACTAGCCAAATTGGTGGCGGCGGTTCCAGCTTGAACGTTAACACCCTAACAGCGGGCGTTATATACATAGCAGGGCAAACCATTGCAACAACTACAAATGTTGCGATTAACATAAATACAAAAGTAAATTTCAAAGGCGGTATTGTAGGCGATGCGCTAGTGTTAAATTACTTTTTACTAAACAATTAACGGGGAAATTAATAAATGGCAACAGGAATTTTAGGTCAAGCAGCTTTAGCAGCTACAACAAATACGACCATTTATACAGTTCCAGCAACTACGTTTACTGTATTATCAGTTTTTATAGTAAACAGAGGAACTACCACAGCTTCAGTAAGAGTTGCACTAGCAAGTTCATCAACACCTACGAACGCAGAATATATTGAATATGATGCACAGCTTGGGCCAAATGGCGTTCTAGAAAGAACTGGAATTATGATGAACACAGGTAAACTTTTAGTTGTCTATGCCAGCAATGCTAGCGTAAGTGTAAGTGCATTTGGCATAGAAACCTCTACAGTATAAAAGGGAGTAGATAAACATGGGAAGACAAGTATCATCGTTCGGGACAGATTCAGTAGTTAATCAAACGCTAACTAGCTCAGCAACTGTTACCGCAGGAACGAGAATTTTTGCAGATGCAACTTCAGCTGCATTTACAATTACATTACCAGCATCACCTAGCGTTGGTGACACACTTCAAATTATTGATGTGGCTGGAATTTTTGCTACAAACAATGTAACCATTGGTAGAAACGGTAGCAAAATTCAAAACTTAGCAGAAGATTTAGTTTTGAATTTGAATAATGCTGCAATTACAATGATTTACAGCGGCGGTTCATACGGTTGGGTATTCATTGGACCATAATAGGAAATAAAAGATATGGGAAAACTTTCCGATTTACTTTCTACTAGACAGATTACAGCCTTTCAGGAAAATCTGCCTAAAGGAAAGATTTATTCTGTTTCTGGTGGGTCTGGAATGTATGCCTGTATCAGAACTGAACATCAGTGGTGTTGGAATTCACCAGGATGTGGTACTGCTACCATTGAAATATGGGGTGCAGGCGGTACCGGTTCTTGTAACTGTTGTTGTTCAGTAGGCCTTCCAGGAAACGCCGGAGCATATTCTAAGAAAACGATTGCAGTAGATCGCTGTTCGTTTATTTTTGGTAGACCAGGTGTTGCTTGTAACGGCCCTGGTTCAGGATTTTCATTCTCTGGCTGCTCAGAAGGTACTTGCGTAGTCTGGGAAAAAGCAAGAGATCTGTGTGGTAACACTAACGGATGTATGTGCGCACAAGGTGGCGCTGGCGGCAAAACCTGCTGTTGGACCGGTGCTTGGAGCCCATTCTGCTGTTACTATGCTACAGGATACTGCGGAACATTAATCTGCAATAGCTGTGGAATTATCTGTAACTATTGTCCAGGTTTGTTTATTGCCTGTGCCTACGGCGGAGATAAAAACTGCTGTGGCTGTATTGGTATTATGGAATTCCGTGGCGGACAAATGTTCTGTATTTGTAACTTTATTCAAAGATTACCATATCCTGCCGGAACTTGGTCAGAAGACGGCGGATATATGAGTTTTAGTTGGCCTAATGATATGGGCCCAGATCGTTGGGCAGGATCAGGTATGGCTGGTGCAGGTATGATGATTAACTATACATCTAAATCACCAACAGGAGGCCAACCTTGGACAACCTGCTGGAGATCAACAGCGTTCTGTACCTGCTATGAGCACCACGCTTGTATGAATTATATGCCATATGGTATGCCAGGTACTGCTGCTACTCCTTGTCCAGATGTTAGAGATTCTGGTCGTCGAGGCGGTCACGGTGCAATTCGTATCACATATAGAGGCACTAACGTTAACGAAGATCAAATTCACGTAAAATTGGGAGAATTTTAATGGCCCTATTGAGTCAATTATTAGGCAACAGAGAACTAGCCTGGGAAGATCAGCTAGAAAAGGGCCGTATTTGGGTATACGGAGACGGAAACGAATACACAGGTCTGTGTAACGGTTTCTGTTGGAAGCCACCGGGCTGCGGACTGGCAGTTATTGAAATTTGGGGTGCTGGTGGTAGTATGGGACGTGGCTGTTGCTGCGGTATGTCAGTACCACCAAACCCTGGTGCATATGCAAAAAAATGTATCTGCGTATGCCCATCAAATTATGTCTGTGGATTTATTGGAAGAGCCTGCGGTGATACACCTGCTTACTGTAGAGGTTATTCAGAAGCTGTATGTATTTGCTGGTTTGGATGTTCTCCAACACCTATATACAACGGTGGAATGAATCCAACAATGTCTTCAGCATCTTGGAAAGGTAACAATCCTTGGGGCTGGGGCAACGGAGAAAACTGGGGAAATATTTGTCAAAATGATTCTAAGGCATCCAACTGGGCTCCAAGATCTAGTGACTGTACACATAACATTTGTTGCCCTGCTGGTTCAACTAGAGGTTGTATGTGCGCTCAAGGCGGTAAGTCTGGAGTGTTCTGGTGTATTGACGGTGGTATGAGTGTTATGCAATGTTTTGCTAGAACAAGATTTTGTCAAAAAACAATCGGCGGCAAAGAAATTTGCGGTTGGTGGATCTGTGCTAGAGTATGTAACTATTGCAGCGATTTCTATCAGCCTTATAACACAGGTGGCCCAGTATGTGCTTTTGGTGGAG